TAATGGAGCTCAACAAGTTCTTTATCTTCGATGACCTGTATCACTACCTCGAGGAGATTATGAATTGCCTGTGGAAGCGTGACACTCAAGGGGTGATAACCAATCTGATCCAGGATGAGCAAAACTACCATCTCTGTGCTTGTGCCAGGTATATCCTTTCTGACTTCACGCCAGAAACTGCTATAGTAACAGGGAAACCAATCACTGTTGTTTCGAGGAGGTAACTATGGATTATCTAGCAGCTGTCAAGGACCAGAAGACGGCATTCGCGGACCTGCATGGCCGTATGGATACCGACAAGGATTTAGTGTACCTATCCAAATATACGTTAACCGATGTTAACGACAAGCAAATCCCTCATGCTGTCTCTGTCACTCTGAATGACCCAGCGGTGTTTGCTGCGAATGTGGAGTCATCCCTGAATAATGCTACGGAGCAGGTGACTGTAGAGTCCGATGATAAGAACCTGGACACGGCCTATATCGAGGACGTGGTCAAGGCATCGTTTAACGCTGCTAACTTGCGACTGATAAAGCAAGGCAGATTTGCTCTTAATCCTTTTCTGGATCAGCAAATGTGTCGCCGGGGAAGGGGCGCTGCCAGGTGTCTTTTCAGGATGGAGAAGGACGAGCTCGTCACTGATATTGTGCCCTGGGATACCCGCTATGTTTACTATACGATGGGAGCTAACGGATTGTCTTGGGCGGCATACGAGACTTATAAGAGCAAAGGCGAGATAGAGGCTGAGCTATGGGCACAAGAGCACAACTTTACCATATCAGGCAAGGGCGCTACTGTTCTGGATGTATGGGACACCGACCATAATGAGATTTGGGTGGACACACGGAAGGTATACGAACAAGCGCATGGTTACGGCTTCACTCCTGTTGCTTTGCAGGTGGTCCCGATGGGTTCCATGCTGGCTGATAAAGATAGTCTGAAGTACCAGGGGGAGTCTATCTTCTTCCTGATTCGTGACCTAGTACCTGAACTGAACAGGTTAGTTAGCATTATCCAGTCTCTGAACTTAAAGGCACTCGATAACGCCTTGTTGTGGAAGAGTAAGGATGGAGTAGATACAACTCCTCCTGCTCATAAGGACCTGACAACTCCAGGGGCGGTAACATCGGCTGATATTGGAGGGGGCGCTGAGCCTGTTGCTTATGGTGAGCTTAAACGCTCGGCCTATCTATTGCACACCATGATAGAGACAAGGATACAGAGGGGGAGCTTATCCAGCATTGACATGGGGACGCTAAGCTTCCCGCTATCGGCTGTTGCTCTAATAGAGATTGGCGAAGGTAGAGACCAGGTGTTCTTACCGAGGCTCGGATCTCGCGGCTTCCTCAAAAAGCAGTTAGCAGAAATGATGATAGCCCAGCTTATAGAGATAGGTGGTAGTATAGAGATTGGATCTATAGGGCATAAGAGGTCATTCACTACAGGGAAGCTAATAGGCGAATATGACATTGATTTCAAATACTTTATTAAGTCTCCCAAGGTAGATGCGGCCCGACTTTCGATGGCTGCTGCTGCGGGGAACTTAATCCCTGATAAAGCCAAACGGCGTGAGATTTTACAGAGGGAAGACCCTGAAAGAGATGAGAGGCAGTTGAGATGGGAAGAGGCTGAGTTATTGAGTCCTGCTGTTAAGATACACAGGACTATCAAGGCGCTGTTAGAGATAGCTAAGAGAGGTGATAAGGATGCTGGATTTGAAGCGGAGGTTTTATCTGCAGAGATGGGGGCTAACCTTAAACGAATGATGGGCGGAGGCGAAGAGCAGTTACCAAAGCCAGAAGGGGGGCAAAACCCGACTCAGCTTATGCCTTTAATGGGGGGTAGGGGGGGATCAGCTAAACGACCACCAGAACCAGCAGTACCAAGAGAGGAGGAGTAATGTCTAAGCTATTTACTATTGAGGAACACGAGAAAAACATGAGGGCGCTTTTATCAAATGGGGGACCAGGGAAGGACCGCAAGAATCTACTGGATAAGTTGTTAGGCAAGGTCCCTGCTGTGCCAAAAAGGAAAGTACCTAGAGCATGAGTGCTATTAGTGAACTGGTTAGTAAATATGGGACTTCTCTGGAGGAAACCAGGAAGTTATTAGGTAAGATAAGGCCTGAGATTTCAAAGCTGAGGGAAGAACGCAACCTGTTACTTTCACAACCTGTTTATCTTACTCCGTCTGAGGCTAAGGAAGAATACGGCATTACTCTTGAAGAAAACTACAAGTTGAAGTTGACTCCCGATAATGGAAAGTACACTGCTAGTCTTCTTACGCCAGGGGGATGGGAGATGTTACAGGGACCGGGAGTACCCTCACGCTCTGGCATAATATATCCTCACGAGAGTTTCATTTCCCCTGAAGGCAAGAAGTTTACCAGGGAGGAGTTCGAGGCCCAGTTTACGACTCCTGAACCTGAAGAGGAATGGTACAAAGGGGGAAAGATACCTGCATATGAGTTCCCAGGGATTGAGACGCAGTTTGAAACTCCCGACTATGCAAAGCTACAGCAAGTGTTCGGGAAAGTTTATCCCGAGAGAGACATCGAGGAGATTGCAGCGTTCGCTGATGAGCAGCCAGAGGAATTCCTGGCTACTATCCGTGATGTGGGGCAGACCGAGGACACAGAGTATTTATTAAAGGCCATGTTCCGAGGGATAACCGATGAGCAAATGGCAGGGTTTTTTGAGGGGTTGGGAGAGAAAGAGGAGTTCCCTACGGCAGAGGAAAGGCAAGCGATTCTTTTTGAAGACTTAGGGTATAATCCTGCTCCACCTGTCCAGAGTTATGAGGAAAGGCAGGAGAGATCAAAGGCTTTCCAGGCTTACCGTAAAGCAGGTGGCAAATTATTTGCGGACCAATGGGAATTGTATGGTATGCCAGTCAGCCCAGCCGAAGAGCTGCCGATGCTAAGTCCACAAGAGCACCAAGCCGTTATCGACAGAGAAGTAGAGAAAAGCACTAATCTTCTTAAATTGCTTGGGGAAGGATTGACCCTGTTGCCTAAACAAGTGGCCGCATCCGTACTTCAGGCAGTCCAGGGGCAAGGGGGCGCCAGTGTTGTAGATAGGAACTGGGCCGACGACCTTATTTCAGATGCTAATGATGACATACAGGAATTTACTGTTAAACTAGAGGCGAACTACGGCACCGCTAATCTCCCGATAAACCCAGTTGATTTAGCTACACTACCTCAAAACATGGCATTCTCTATAACCTCAATGGGAGCTGGTATCGGGATTGGTGTTCCGATAGCTTTAGCTCCTGTACCAGGGGCGAGAATTGCAGCGTGGTTAACTGGTTCCGCTGCCTCTGGCGCAGTCGCCTATAACATGACCTCATACCAGATAATGCAACAGTACCTTGAAGCGAAGAATGAGGAAATGATTGCGGCAACTGGCAGGGGTTTAACCGCAGAAGAAGAAGAGGCATTGAAGGAAGGGTTTGAAACACAGGCCAGGAATTATGGGCTGTGGGAAGCTATCCCTGAAGCTGTGAGTAACCTTCTTTTCGGTAAGATTCTGACGGCGCCTCTGGTTAAGGTAGCAGGGAAGAACATAGCTACAAAGATTATAGTTAAGTTAGTTGAGCTTTACGGAGAGGAATTGCTTACTGAGACTATCACACAGAAAGGGCAATCCAATATAGAAGTAGAGGCTGGGTTACGAGATGGGAAGATAAATTGGGTAGAGGCTTTCAAGGAAGTAGCACCACAGACTTTCCTATTAACTACAATCATGGGTGGAACTGGGCAAATAGGAATCACATCTGTAAACAAGATAAAGGAATCATTGCATAAAGAAATCGGGGGTACTCCTATACATGATGTTATCAAGGAGAATATAACAGAGGATGTTTTCTCGGGCATAGAGGCTGAGAGTGGCAAGGTTGAAGGGATAACTCCCGAGCAGATTAAAACCATCACGGAGAAAACAGACCAGTTAATGATTGAGCTACCTGAATCCAAAGATATTATCGCTGATGCGTTTGCACCTAATTGGCTTAAAGATGTTCTACAACATTTGGCTAAAATACCTGTGGTAGGGACAGCTATCGAGAAAGGTATTATGACTACTCTAGGCCCGCGGGAGCTCGTACGGCTTGATTCAAAGGCAGTAGAGGACATCGTTGCCAAGGCTGCGATCCTCAGGCTGGAAATACAATCAATGGGCACCAATGCTAGGGCAGCCAATGTATGGGGATTGAGGAGCATATCTTCTAACCCTGTTAAACTCTTTGGTTTTGATGAGAATGCCATATCAAAGACAATCCCGAGAGTATCAGACAAAGCTACTGGAACTCTGGAAGACATATTTATTCATCCCGAGCTATACAAGCTGACAGAAAAACAGCTCGCTTATGTTAATAAGGTCCATGAGGTAAACATGGAGATTTACAGGTTGCTTAATAAAGAAGGCGTTGCTCCTCGAGCTCTCAGTGAAGACTGGTGGATACACAGAGTCGTTGTCGGTAAGTATAATGCTGATGGTGAGTTGGCTGCTATCAGGGGAAGACCAGGCATGAAGGGCAAGACTTTAGGGGCTAAAAGGGCCTATGAAATGCACAGGAAGGCCCCTACAATGGCTGAGGGCATTGCCTGGGGTATTAAGTATGGGCGGAATCCCGAAGATTATGTCGGTACTTATGTAGAGGAAGCATTTAATAAGATAGCCGATGCTAGATTTGCCGCTGAAGTCGCTGAATTTGGGGAGAAGCCGTCTGAGATATTAGCGGAGAGATACCCTGATATTGTGAAGAAAGCAACTTTGACCACCAAGCAATTAGCTGATATCAAAAAGCTCGATGCCATATTAGGCAGGGCGATCCGCGGTGAGAGATTACCGGAACAAACATTAAGGGCAATGGAGAGGCGCTTTCCTGATTGGGGCAGGAAGTTAAGGGGAGCGGTCCAGGAATCTATTGATAGCGAGAGAAAGCTAGGCGAATATATAAGCTATCTAAAGAGGCAACAGACTGAACTCCAAAGCCTTCTAGCCAAGAAACAAACCAAGGAAGCCGTTGCCCAGGCTAAGACGATCGAGGCAGTGCCAGAGGAACATAAGTTAGTCGAAGCCTTCAAGGTTATGGACTATGAGGACAGAGTGGCCTATCGCAGTGTGATGGAGGAGCAAATGGCAGACATCGAGCAGATGTCATACGAATACACTGCACAGATAGAGGCGTTGCAGGAGAGTTTAGCATATGACCCTGTTGCCAGGTGGCGGGGCAAGATGCCAGTGGAGCCAAAGAGGTTTACCAAAAAGGAATTGGCCGCCGGCGCCGTAAGGAAAAGGAAATTCAAACCTTACAAAGAGATTAAACTGACTGACTTCCTGGTACGTGGTGAGTGGCCGGAGACAATAACAATCAAGCAAGCCAAGGCCCTCCTCGGTGGTGAAATTTCTCTCCTGCCCAATGTGCTTGACAAGACAGGCAAGCGTGTTAAGTGGGAATACATCCTTGACCAGTTGGTTGGTACCGATGAGTTTCGGCACATGGGGGAGACGGAGTTCATACACCATGTTGAGCAGGTAAAGGCAGACTTTAACAAGCTGGCCGATTTTCAATCCCTGGAGAATCTCGCTTCAGCCAGGATTGAGGATATCCAAAAGATACTAGGGGTTCTCGATAGTGTAGATGTGGCACATGGGCCAGTGAGTGAGATTACCCCAGAGGTTACACCGCCAGCAGCAGTAGAACCTGCCGTAATCCCTGAAGGTGTAAGACCTCCTTTATATATTGCTGACTTAGAAGGTATGATGCCCAAAAATGCTAAAAGAGTTAAAGCCGTTACATTGGCTGATGGTGGTGAACTCGTTTTAATGTCATCCAAAGGTGATATATATGGATTGGTTAATAACCAAGAAGTGGGCTTTGTTACGAAATTAAGTGCTACCGAAACAGATTTATCCGTAGCAGTGGAATATCGCAATAGAGGTATAGGGACGGAATTATTGAGGCAATTTAAGTTAGAGAATCCCGGACATCCCACCGGTGGCTTAACAGAGGGCGGGAGGAGAGTTGAAGAGAAGTTAGCCGAACCTACTGCCATACCCAAAGCCACTGAGGGTATGCCTGAGGCTGGTTTACAAAAAGGTATGTTTGGCTACAACAAGCCTGTATTTCCTAAAGGGAAGGGCAAGATAATTCAAATCTCAATGGATGATTATGGCAAACTATCTAAGGCGTGGAAGGATGCAGGATTACCCGGAGGACCCGATAATGTAGGGATAAAGCCAAAAGTAGAGGGTATCAAAGGACTAGAAGCCGAGACAACCTACGTCCGGAGTGATACCTCCATGCCTAAGATAAAGACACCAACGCAAAGGATAGCAGAGCTCAAAGCGCTGAAAGTGGAGGCTAAGTTGTTGATGGAACAACGAAAGGCTGCCTACTGGAAGGCCAAGGGGGAGAGGACTGCGGCAATGGAGAAGATCCGCCAGCCAGGGGTCGAGCAAGGCTATATTATGCAACCGATGTTCGGAGGCAAGATTTATGATACAGAGTTTATAGACTCGGTTAATAAGTTCTTTGGTCATAAGCAGGGTATCGGGGCTCTCAGGTTTACCTCTGATTTCGCTGGCATTCTAAGGATAACTAAGGCAGCAATGGACTTCTCAGTGATGGCTATTCAGGGAATGCCAGGCTTTGGGGTAGCGCACTCTTATCTTCTAACCAATCCAAAGATTGGGACCAAGTTAATGGGCTCATGGTTCAAGGCTTTTACATACCAGGTTGGGGCGTTCTTTAACCCCGACGTAATATCGGGATATATGAGTAAGAATAAGTCCTCGATTATGCAAAGGATAGCTGCTGGTGGTAGTTCCCAGTCGGTGGATTATTTCGAGGCACTAGGGGCTGAGCAAGGTGTAGGTGGAATTATGGCCAAGGCTTTTCAAAAAGACCCTTTGCGTTTGTTCCCTCGGGCTGAGACTTCCTTCTTCACTGGTGGTGAAATGATAAGGGATGAGTTCTGGAAGATACTACGGCCATTAGCCTTAGAGAAAGGGGAGGAGTTCGAGTTAGCCAGAGCTCTTGACAGGATGACAGGGATTATAGACAGTAAGGCGATGGCTGTTCCTTTGACAGAGCGACAGGTAGAATCATCATTTGTGTGGTTCGCTCCTAGATATACGAGAGCTTGTAGTTCCCTTGTAGCACATACATTTCGAGGTGGGTTTACAGGTGCACAGGCAAGAAGGGCAATGAGTGGAATGATTGCGGCTGGTGCTATTTATTACTCTGCTGTTACTTTCGCACTAGCACTAATGAGGGGTAAATCAGAGGATGATGCTATGGATGAGGTTGAGGAAGGGTTTGGGATTTTTACGGACCCGATAACAGGCGAAGTGGAATGGAAGCCGTCGGCCAGATTTATGACCTTGAAAATCGGGAATTACTATTTCGGGCTCGGTGGCTTTTGGTATGGGTTAGTGAGGCTAACAGGGAATATATTAGCCTGTGTCAATGAGGTTGGGACCAGGGAGCGGATTGATTTCCTTAAAATAACGAAATATGGTGGGATGAACAGGGATAATCCGTTTCTGGCCTGGTGGTATAGCAGGTCATCTCCTCTTACTGGTACAATTCGTGACTTAGTAACAGGCAGGAATTTCCTCGGTACTCCAATAGAGACCCCATGGGAATATGCCTGGTACACAGCTAACAGGTTTACCCCAATATGGATAGAGCAGGGGGTATTGCCTTACTTTGAGGATAAGTTAGCGAAGTGGTTGCCTAATGTTGCATCTCAGAACGAGATGCCAGAGGATGAAGCTAGGATACTCACTCCTGTAGCGGAGATATTTGGCTTGAGGACTTTCCCCCAAAATAACTGGTCAAGGTTTTATGACATGGCAGATGAAATTATCGGGCGACTCCCTGTCGACTTCTTAGAAGAGCACTACACTCCAGAGGAATTAAAGAAGATAATGGAGGCCCAGGCGCAAGGGAAGCTAACATGGGCACAGCTTAACAAGACAGCAAGGATGGCATTATTGTCAATGTACCCTGAGCTGGATGACTTTTACAAGGAAGCACAGGGAGCCTCCCTACTTAATGACAGCGATGCCTGGAAGCAATGGAATGAGAGGATCGAGGAAGAGAGACGCATCCGTAACAAAAGGATAGATAATGCCACAGAGAGATTTCTCGGGGGTGAGATAGACGCAAGGGAGTGGGATAGACTCTGTGATGAAGCTGAGAAACTTTACGGCAAAGCCTACGAGGATATTGAGAAAAACCCTGCTTACGCCGAGGTGCGAGACTACTTTGAGAAGCAGGAAGCTAAAGGCGACAAATACGATTGGGCCGACGATGTAGCCTTGGCAGAATACGAATCACAGGTTATGTTTGCCAGTGACCTCTACGATGAGACAAGCCAGACCTACGATTGGGATGAGCGGGACCGGAGAGTAGCAGACTTTATAGACAAGTGGGGAATGGATGTTTACGAGCGGGTTTTATGGTATAGGCGAGAGAAAAAGAAGGATTCAGGGCTGAATGATATAAGAGTTCGCCATGCCAAAGATTTGGAATTGCTAGGCCGTGATTATTGGAATCTACCCTATAAGGCCATCTACACGATGGACGACAAGGATAAGGCTGAAGGGAGCATCCCTGTAGAATACCTCGGGTTATGGGAGGAATATCAAAGGTTGGAGGGTAAGGCTAGGGATGAGTTTTTACAAGCTAATCCTTCACTGAATAAGGATTGGAGGGCCGAATGGAGGGCAGCTCACCCTGAGGATGATGCCAGGTTGAAGCTATGGGGCTATGGTGGTGATTTACAGAGTAAAGAAGCGTATGACATTTTGAGGGGTTGGACAAAGGAGTTCAAGTTAAGCTCGGAGTCTCAGGTTTTAATGAAACTACCACCTGAGAACATAGTTGCCCCGTTCTTCGACTATAAAGATGTGCAGAGAGTTTCCGGTGGTAATAGTGCCGAGGCAAGGTTATTTAGATTAGAACACGAGGCTTTTAATGAGTGGGGCAAAGAGGCTTATGGCTGGAAGGATGTAGATGACAATATCAATGTTCTTAAACTATCGGCAAAGTGGCGGGAGACGGATGATAAGTATGATGCCCTGGAGACTACCGAAGAGCGAGAAGCCTTCCTGGAAGCCAATTCCGAATATGCAGATGACAGACGGCGAAAGGATGCCTATGGCTATGAATTCCCTGACAATCTAATAGAGACTTATGTAGAGTATTATAAGATAGATTTGAAGGGTTATGCTGATGACTGGTTCTTGATGGAGCATCCTGAGTTCTACAACAAGATGCTTGAGTTAGAGATTTGGACAAAGGAAAAGGACTTTAGCAAAGTACCTACCAAGGAAGTCTATGCTCTTTACCAGACATATCAGGGCTTACCCACAGGCCAGCCGCGAGTTGATTTCAGGGCACGATATCCAAAACTGGATGATTGGCTGGTTCTGGCCTTTGGGTATAAGCCAATTAGCGACAGAGGGAAAGAAGAAGCGGCTCAGACACCTTGGGACAAAGCTGCTGAGGCGCAAACGATTAAGAACTGGCTTGACAGTTTGTAAAATTATTAAAAAGGGTTATAATGTATTTAATTAACAATAGGAGGTCTTAATAAAATGGGCGAAACCGACAAAACCAAACAGGGCGTTCCTCAGAATACTGGGCAATCCTCTGAAGGTGAAAAAGGGAATACCTCAGAAAACATCCAGACTTACACCAAGGAATCAACGGCGAAGGCGGTAAGCGATGCTCTGGCGACTGCAGGGAGGACTGCTAAGGCTCTGTCTGACAGAGAGGCAGCAGTCCAGGCAAGGGAGGACACACAGGCTCAGGCTCAAGCGAAAAGGGATGAAGCTGAGTTAGCGGCTGTTCAAGGCGATCCTGACCAGTTGACCGCAGTGCAAAAAAAGCAAAGGTTGCAGGCTCAGGAAGCTGACCTCAAAAAGAGGGAAGAGGTATTGGCCCGAAGCATGCTAGAACACGGAGATGCACTCAACGCAGTTAAGAAGAGCGAAAGAGAGCAAACTGCCGCACGGATAGCCCAAGAACATAATGTGGATGCAAGCGTTCTCGTAAAGTTCGGAGGCGATTCCGCTGAGACGATGGAGGAGCTGGCTAAAACACTACCTGAAAAAAAAGCTAGTACTTCACTGAAGCCTGATTCTAGTGCGAACCTTGGACCCGGTAAAGACCTAAGCGGTAAGTCTCCAATGCAATTAGCAACGGAGGCTTATGGGAACAAATAAAAACAATAGGAGGCAAATAAATTGGCATGGACATTGGCAGAACTAAGTAAAATAGAGACGGATACTTTGAGGAAGTCTGTTATAGACACCTTCTTGATGGAGTCGCAAGTTATGGACGCTATCCCCTGGGAAACCATCGGACAGTTGGCCACAACTATTGTAAGGATGCAAGACTTGCCGAGTGTGGGCTTTCGTAAGATAAATGCTGGGTATAGTTCCACGGAAGGTAAATTTGAGCAGAAGGTAGAGAACATCTCCTTGATGGGATGTTACATGGACTGTGATAAGGCCATAGCCAGAGCTAAAAATACTGTAGCTGACGCTAGGGCAATATCCCAGGTAATGGCTCTTAAAGCTGCTGCCTACAAGTTCAATGACAAGTTTATCAATGGCGACCCAACAAGCGACCCGGAGGAATTCAAAGGACTGAAAAAGCGTGTGGATGCAGTTTACTCGGAAGGTTTTACTGACCAGTATATTGATAACGCAGGGACTTCGGGAGATGGGATCTTACTCAGCACTGGTGAAAGCCATAATTTCCTGAACAAGCTAGACCAGCTTATCTACTCAATCAAAGGGCATAATCCTGATTACTTGTTCATGAATAAGAAGATGCTTCTGGCTCTTCGCTCTATTCTGAGGAAAGAGAAACTCTTGGACAATACCAGGGATATGTTTGACCGGATAGTGGATGTTTACCAGGGGGTTAAATTAGCTGATATTGGAGTAAAGGCTGACCAAACTACCGAGATAATAACCAGCACTGAGGAACTTGAAGCTGCAGGTGCTGCTGAGAGCACTTCCATCTATGCAGTAAAATTCGGTATAGGTGAGCTTTTATGGGGTATCCAAGAATATCCCCTAGAGGTAACAGACAAAGGTTTACTGGAAGCTACCCCTGTTTATCGTACTGAGCTTGATTGGCCTTTGGGACTTGCGTTGGCAGACCCCAGATCAATAGGTAGACTGTATGGTATAATCCCAGACTCTTCCACGTGAGCCTAGCAAATAAAATTAAGGAGGAACTAAGATGGCTTTTGATGCAAATGGAATCTTACATGGAGAATACAGTGGAGCTTTGGTGGACTGTGATGAGAGTGATGCGGTAGCTACCTCTAAGACTGTTAATTCAGATGGTAACGGTGTTATCGAAATAGATAAAACAGGTATAAAGGGTTTGACTGCTGTATTAATCCTTACAGAGTCTGCTGATAGTGATGCCTATGATGATGAGGCTAATATAACCATAGAGGCTTCTGATGAACTGGACAGGCATTGGAAAGAAGTAGCTCGCTTTCCTACCCTACACGCCCATATCAGAAAGGTTTGGATTACTGCAACTACAGCTTTTGTAGCTGGCGATGTAGGCAAAGACCTTACTGAGACTACCAGCAGTGATACTGGTAAAATCCTGTACATATCCGATGAGTTGCTTGCCATAGGTGGTAAAGGATATGTCTTGGTTGAGATGGATGCTGCTGGTGACTTGTTTGATGAGGCAGTAGATACGGTGGAAACTGCTACTGCTGGGACTGGTGTAGGTACTAAGACTAAGGCTTCTGAAGCGGGTACAGAACTTCAGATGCAACCAGGACTTTATACTGTGCAATTCAAAACACCCAAGAAATATGTCCGCTGCAACTGTGAAGATGTAGAGGATAACATTGGCAAGATTTGGATTCTCTTAACTAACCATCAAGATATGGTGGATAGCGATTTGGCATAGTGGTAGGGGGGAGCAATCCCCCCCCCTCTACTAAGGAGGAAGTGTAATGGCAAAAGGAGTTCCTAAAAGAGATGGTTCGGGTAGGGGTGTCCGCCAGAACAGAGGTAGAGGGGGTTGTAGTCCTACAAGGGCTAGAGGAAGGGGTAGCAATAGAAGGAGGTAAATAATGCCAACTGCCGTAGAACATTTAACGGAAGACAGTTCAGATGCTCAAGTTAAGGCTGCCATTAGTTCTTGTATAGCCACAGAGATAAAGACTGGTAGAAAACAAGATCAGGCAGTCGCAATGTGCACAGACATGGCGCGGAGAAAGACAGGCAAGGAGCTAAAGCCGAAGGAGTGATAGATGGCTAAGAATTTATCTACCATTCGTGCAATTTGTCGTCAATTTCTCAAGGATGAATTTTCTGAATCAACGGATGAGGACTTCGCTTCAGATGAGATCGACCTTTATATTGGACGATGCTTAACCGAGATATCGCAAACTTGTCCGTATATGGATGTGGACAAGACGCTAACAACAAGTGAAGACTCCAAGGAAGTGGATATTAGCTCTATTCGGGAAGGCCTACTCTGGATTGACAAGGTTGAGTTTCGTGTTGATAGTGACCCGAGGGACTTCCGCAACTTTACACTCTGGGGCGATACACTAGAGATAGATACTGACCTGACACCGGAAGCGGATGAGGAGGTTTATATCTACTGCGCCAAGGAGCATACACTGACGGAAAGCGCATCAACATTATCGCCACAGCTTGAGAAGATACTGATTGACGGTGTGGTGGCCTATGTTGCTTTGGCATGGCTGAATAATCGCCGAACTTTAAGCAATAAGGTTAATGTCGGGAAGCCTGAGGGGTTTATCAATAGCTATCAAGTATGGGCGAACGAGAAGCTCATTTTGTATAGAGCTGACCTAGGAAAGATAACCAAGCCTCGGACACACAGGGAATATCCGAAAGACTAATGAAAATTAAACAGGGGGTGATACAATGGCAGTAACAGCAAAAGCATTTAGCATTATGCCTTTAGATGCACTGAAGGCACTTATCACAGACCTTAACGATGCAGGGACTACGGTAAAGTGTGGACTTTATACCGATGATGCAGCTCCAACACAGGAGATGGCAAATGTAGCAGCGGTAAATGCTGCTTGCACAGAGGTAGGTAATGGTGATGGCTATGCAACAGGTGGAGCTACCTTAGCAAGCAAGGCAGTAACTGAAGCTACAAGGGTGACGAAATTTGATGCTGCTGATGTAGAGTGGACTGAATCTACTATCACTGCTCAGTATGCTGTTCTTTACGAAGGTACTAATCCTCTAATCTGGGTTGACTTCGGTGAGAACAAGAGTAGTGAATCAGGTACTTTCAAGATTGCCTGGAATGCTAGCGGAATTTTCACCATTACGGTGGCGGCCTAATGAATAGTTCAGAGCTATCTTACTTTGCTGGCTTCTTTGATGGAGAGGGTTGTGTGGGTGTAACTAATAGAATACCTCCTCATTCTGCTCTCTTTATTAGAACACAAGTAGTCAATACAAACTTGGAAGTTTTGGAGCAAATGAAGCGGGCTTTTGGTGGTAGTATTCAAATTAGGAAGGCAAAATTAAATTGGCAACAAATGTATACTTGGCAATGTACTACACAAGTAGCTTATCACTTTCTAAAACAAATTTTGCCTTACCTACGTCTCAAGAGAAAGCAAGCTGAATTAGCTATTGAGTTTCAAGAGGATAGAGGCTATAGAGGACAAAGAAGAAGTCCAGAACAATTACAAAGGGGTCAGCAGATAAGAACCTTAATCTCTAGTCTCAATGGTAGGAAAGGGGTTAAGAATTTTGTAGCAGCATAATGGAGGTTAATATGGATGATGAGAGAAAAGATGTAACTATAGATGTTCCTGAGATTAACATAAAAATATCAACAAAGGATAGCTAAGTTTAATCCTGGAGGATAAATGCTAGTAAGGAGTGTCAAGGCACTCCTTAGTAGTATACTAAATCATGAGGAGGGAGCATGGAGACAATATATAGACAGAAATCTTTCCACAAGCTTACATCTGAACAACAGAAAGCTAAACTTCAAAAGGACAATGAGTATGAGATTGCTGTTCAAAACTTATCAGC